TTCTATAACCACCTTCTATATCAGGCTCAAAGTTTTCTAGTTCTAATGCTTCACCCGGTTTCATCATAAAGGTAGAACGATTAAGAACTAACCCACCTTCACAGTTAAAAGCGACAGGTGTTACTTGTGACAAATCTGCCATTAACTTATCCTAGCATTTAGTGTACTTGCACCATATGTTCCTGTTCTAGGTATATATGTAGAACGAAGGTAATTAAATTTATTAATTAACAAAGTTTGCATATTTTTAATGCCTTGTTCAAATCTTTGAAAATTTAGTTGATATTGTTGTGTTTCACCCCTGTATTGATAAACAAAAGCAGTAGCTCCATCTACTATAACTGCTGCAAACCTATCAGGCACAGATGTTGTATCTCCATGTGCAGACATATCAGAAGGATATGTATAGTAATCAAATTTTATGGAATATGCTTTGTTGGGAAAGGGATATATTAAATAATTATTATCAGGTGTTCTGACTACATTTTCAGGTATACCACCTTTATCAAACTGTGCTACTTGAACATCATCACTATGAGCAGCAGCAGTTGTGCTGTTTGCACCTCTAGTACATCCTGTAAATGTAGTACTAGATGTTCCTGTATAAGTTACTTGCTCATTTTCAATGTATATAGTTCCTGATGAATCAAATCCTGTTGTGCTATCAACTGTTATTGTTGTTGCTGAATCATTTAATGAGCCATTTAAATTATTTGTGACTATTTCATCTTCTTGGTCACTAACTGCATTTATATATTCGTTATAATTTAATTCGGGAAGTCGGTATCCTGAATTACCTAAATCTGAATCCTTAACTAATCTAAAAGTATTATAGTCTACTGTTTTAGTAGAAGTGGGCAAACTATATCTTACAGTTCCCGGAACTAATGTTGTTGTACTTGTACTATGATTAAAAGGATAATTAAATTCTCTTTGATTGATATATCTAATGGATTCATTAACTGCATTTTGAGCTTGAACTTGAATACCTCTTGCATTAGAAAAATTAGAAGACGTTAATTGTACTTCATTTAATCTTGCTAATACTTTATTTGTTAATGTGAGATAACTCTCTGCCATAATAATTCCATTGTAAATTTAGAGTGGCAAGTTGCCCTGCCACCCTAATTAAGTTTCACACTATGCTAATGTGTCTCTGTCTACTTCGTTAGCAGCCAAGTCACCTTGGTCATCAACATTCATAACAATGGCAAACATTCTGATTTTTCCACCAGTAGTTGTACCTGTCATAGCTTGAATTTCAATATCAATAGTGTCAGAAGTTGCACCAACAAGAACAGGAGTTTGTCCTGCTTTCATTGCGTAATCACCTACTGATGCACCATCAAAATCAAATCCATCAACGAAGTTATCTAGGTCTCCACCTGTTATACCAAAGTCAAAGTCAGTGTCAGTTGAAGTACCTGCGTGAGCTTCAGTAACTTCAAAACCTGCGTTAAGTATCACTGTATTAGCAGGAATAGTTAACCCCGGAATAACGTCATTAGCAGCAAGAGCAGTACCTTTATCTGAAGCAGCAGTCGCAAAATTAAGTTCATGCTGAATCATGTAAGGATGTCTCCCTCTAGCACCTACACCACGTGCAGGAGAAGTAGTATTATCACCTAAAGCCATAATTAAATCTCCTCTTAAGCTATGTTATAGATTGCAGTACAGATTGCTTCAGGTCTGAGAATCTTTCTGCCATACAAATGCATACCACGAACAATATCAGCAAAAGAATCAGGGTCTCTATAAGTCTCTGTCTTGTTGATTTGCTCTGCAGTAGCTACAGATGAGCTATGCCCTGCTACAATAACACCATAGTTAGAGGTATTAGATGAAGCAGCAGTTGCAGGTCCTGTACCTTTAGCAGGTAGGTTATTGGATTGATAAACCTTAAACCCATGTAAGTTATTTAGAACTAGACCATTCTGAAGTCCATTTCCACCCCAATCAGCTTGGAATAGTCTTGAATCTTCATCCTTTAATAGTTCAATAAACACAGGGTCAAGTACAAGCCAACGACCATTAGTATCTACATTCTGTTGGTCTAGCTTTCTTGCCATTCTAGCAATTATAGTCAATGGATAAGTACTTCCTGCAGCAGGAGTAGCATCAGTTGCTCCACCTGTTCTAGGCTGAACAATAATACTATTACTTGCACTACCTGCAGTTCCTGAACCATCAGTAAAGTCACTTGCATCTAATTTCATAGATGACAATAGTTCGTCTGAACCTGCAGTAGATACTGCTTTAGCTCCATTCACTGTACTATTTGCAGTGTCTGGTGTACCATGCATTGATGACTGCTTCCAACCTGATAAGTAACCAAGTACATCTTGGTCAAATTGGTCAGAAAGTCTATATGCTGCTCTATTAGATGCTAACTCTTGAAAGTTAACATGGCTATGAGCTTCTTCAATATCATCAACTTTAAAAGCGAAGTAATTTGCTTTATCAATAGTTAATGAAAACTCTTCATCGTCAAGGTCTTGTGGAGTAATAGTTGTACCACGTGCATAAGACTTGACAGTAATTTCAGGTTCTTTGATAACCTTAACGGAATCGCCCATGTTAGCAATTTCACCAAAATAGTCGTTATTAGTGATTGCGTCAACAATAGATGCTTTGCGAAATGCAAGTTGCACCTGTTTGCTGTAAATAACAGGACTAAAATTTCCATTAGGGAGGTTACCATAACCTGCTGCTGCTGTAAATGCCATTTTAAATCTCCTTTATAACATTTATCACACACACATACAGAGGTATGCTATTTTAGTCATTTTACTTTACAAGGACCATTCATGCGTTGAGGTTGTACATCAGATAGCTAATCTTTTGTAGGCTCACATAATTGGGTAGTCTTTAAAGTTAGAGTTAAAATATAACATAAGTATCCAAATATGGGGTTATATTATACTTTTAGTTACATATAGTTATATCTATAAATAACTATTTGTCAACTTTTTCTTTAGGAACTTCAATAAAGTTAAAGTTAACACTAAAGGAACGTCTTTCTCCTTTAGTCTTAAATGGATAAACACAGTGAAACAATTCTGCAGGAAATACATAAAAATCTCCTACCTGTGGTTTAACCATAAAATTAGTTTGACTATATCCTGACGGAGTTCCATGAACAAATTGTATATGTCCATTTGCAGGATGATGGTCTTTATAGTCTTTTTCCCATTCTTTTTCTATACCATCAGGTAAAGATAAATATCCAACACACGACATTCTTGCACCTGTGTGTATATGGACTGGGTTATATTCATTCTCAAATTGCCTTACAAACCATCCTGAAGCAATTTGAACACCATAATTATTATTTTTAGTATCTAATTTTTTAGTACCAAAAGAATGTCTGTATTCTGCAAAGTTATTTAGTTTACCAATAAACTGAGAAAATTCGTTTAAGAATAATTGTTCAGTTTTTTTATCAAACTTTAATTCTTGTTTAACTTTACCTACTAAATGGTCAGACCAATCTTCTAATTCAGGATTCATTGCTTCATTCATATTCTTAATAAATGAATCCGACATTGCTTTGTATCCCATTATAGGACCAAAGGGTGCTAAGTATTCTTCCTTTTCTTTAGGAACATAAAATTTTGCCATGTTACATTCCTATCTAGCTGAACCTGATACATCATAAACAAAATTTCCTGCTCTAATAGCTTCCATTATAGTTTCTGCTTTTTTCTCATATTCTTTAGCAGACATTCTTTGCACTTCAGATTCTAGTATCTTACTACTTTTTCCTTCAACGTCTGGAACAGATTTTTCACTTTTCGCCTTAACTTCCGTAGCAGCACTTTTATTACTCTTACTCTGAGGTTTAGTGCTAATTCCTTTGTCCGTTTTATACAAGTCAATAGCTCTTGCTGCTGACCTCGCATCTTCACTATTTTCATATAGTGCATCCTGTACCCATTTAGGTTGCTCTTCTGCCCATTCGTGAAAATCGTCACTATCTCTTATATCTGCAAAATCAGGATGCATTTGTAATAACTGTACTTCTGCTTTATCCTTTGCATTTTGAGCATTCATTTCATCTATTTCTTTTAACTTTTTATTAATAGATTCGGACTGCTCTCTAGCCTTTTTCATTGCTATAGTTTCCACTATTGCTGCAACGTCAGGATATTCTTTAGACCATTCTTCTATTTCAGATTCAGTTTTAGGTAACTTAATTTCTTTTTTAGTTGCCTTATCTAATTGAGCCTTTAAATCATCTAACTGCTTTTGAAATTGCTTTTCTTTTTCCTGTGTGTGTCTTCGTAAATCACCATATCGCTTTTTAAAAGTTTTTTCTTCAGCATTTGTCGGTTCTGCTTCATCTTCCTTCTTCTCTTCAGTTTCAGGTTTTTCAGCTTCACCTTTTTGTTCTTTTATAAGACGTTCTAATTCTTCTTCATCTCTTTTTATTCTCTCTTCTTGAGAATAAGGTTTACTTATAAATGCTTTTTTCTTTGGTGTAGCATCTTGCACCATTACTTTGTCTTCTTTTTTAGCTTCTTCAGCCATTTTTTTCTCCTTGGGGTTATCGTAGCCAATTATTGTTGGGGGATAAGTAGCCTATATTGTGGATTATTTTTTAGAAGCTAATCCACCTTTCTTCATTCTTTTAACTTTTGGTTTCTTTTTACTTGCAAGTCCACCTTTGTTGTATTCATCTATATTAACACCCGTTTGACCGGCTATATCAGCATCACTAAGACCCTCACCATAAGGGTCACTAGAATCAGAAGATTGACTTTCAAAGTTGCTAGGGTCCTCCCAATAACCAGAAGCTGCTAATTTTTCATTCTCTCTAACAGCCTTTGCTGCTTCAATAGAAGCCTTGTCTGTTTTATCACGAACCCCAGTGTCTGTTTGGAATCTTTCTACTTCTTGGTCTTTTTTTGCTGCTAATTCTCTAACAATATCTCCTATATTTCTTTTTACAGTAATATTAGTGTCTTTTTTTACTTCAGTAGTTTTTACATTATATTTATTTAATACATCTTCAAAGTCTTTGTTTGTATATATTTCTCCAGTGCTAGGATTAATTATTGCTGCTTTTATAACTTCCGTATGTTCTGCAAGTTGAGCACCATAGTGCTTTCTTATACGTTCCTCTTCTTCTGCAGTCATTTTTTTTCCTTGTCCTTGTATATAAGTACTTAACTTACCTATATCAAAATTAGTAGGTAAATTAATGTTATATAAGTCTCTTATATCATCAGCCATGTTCGCTCTAATAGCTTTTAATTCTATTTTACTAGCAGATAAAATTGCGTTATTTGCATTAATTTTTCCTGTCACTCCCCTTCCAAGTGCTTTATATGGGTTAAATAAATCCGTTTGCATATATGAAAGATTTTTCATCGCTGTATCAAATTCATCCATATTAAACATAGATTTATAAGAAAAAGGATTACCTGTTAAATCAACTGCTCCCGAAGGGGGTGGACCATCATCTCCACTGTCTTGTTCAACAGGTTTTATTTTAGTTGTTGCCACTTTAGCAGTTTTAGCTACTTCTTTTGGTTTTTCATCTTCTCTTACAAAACCTTGGTTCAGTAGTGCATCAATAGGATATAAAGATGTTCCTGTTGCTTTATTAAAAGGAATCATTCTTACTTGTCCTGTTTCTTTTTGTACGAATCTTCTAAGTTCTGTCTGTGCCTGTCCTGTACCACCACCTGCAGGTTGCAATATATTTTCTACTTTTCCCGGTTGATATGGAGCATAAGGCATAGCAAATGTTATTTCATCAGGTTGCATATAAGGATTTGTAGTAGGACTATAAGGTTGGTTTGTAGGAAGTTTAGGTGGTACAAGTGCACCAACATTTGCTTGTAAAACATCTTCCTCTGTCTCATCTCTCATATCTAGGTCTGCCATCTCAAAAGGCATATCATCAGGAAGTGTTGCTTCTTCTGAATTGCCCATCTGACCCATTTCTTCCATTCGTTTAAGACCTGCTTTAGCTTCTTGTCTCATCATCATAAGTTTTTCTAAACCAATATATCTTACAACATCTGCAGGAAATACAAACTCGCCTTCACTTAATTGTGCAGGTACATCATCTCTTACTTCTTCTTGCAATGAACCCGGAGGAACTTCATTGCCTGATACAGGGTCTACTGTGTTGCCTTCATCTTTGAGTCCACCTTCTTGAAATAGTTCCATTTGTTGTGGTATAGAACCACCTTTTGCTGTATAAATTTTTTTGTCTCTATATTTATCTACATCTTGTAATAATCTCTCTCTTTCAAGTATTTCTTGTTCAGATGCTCCCTCTGCATTAATAGGTGCTCTTGGGTCTTCATCAGTTAGTATACCTCTCATTCTATCAAGTTGTATTTGTTTAAAACCTTTTTTGCTTGGGTCAAGATAATGACGAAACACCTCAAAAATACCACCATCCATGTGCTCAAACATTTTTGAAAGTATTGGATAATTTTCAATATTTAAAGGTCTTGGAATAGGAGATATAGGCAAACCTTTTGGCTCTTTGCCCTTTTCAATATCTCTATTTTATCATGATTTAATCCAACTGGTTCAAATGTACCACGTTCGTTTTTAATTTTTGCATTATGTCTATAAGCGCTAGAATATGCGAAAGCTGCATTACTATCAATTTCGGCTTCAATATTTTCTAAATCTGTTGATATAATTACTTCAAT